TTAATGATTGATAAATATTACGCTCCCTGTTTCTTTACATCCTATCCTGCTATCGTGGATATCGCCGCAATATGGGCAAATCCATAGATGTTGATTTTCACACGGTAAGATGTTTTGTTGCGCGCTTTTCAGTGCCTTGGTTAGCATAGCAACTTCACTCTGAAGTTGCTGGATCACGCTATCCCGCTGCACAATCACAGCGCGCTGCTCTTCCAGTTGGCGGATTAACTCCGCCTCATTGAACATCGTCATGCTGCACGCTCCCGTCCCTGGTTGTCTGTTGGTGACAACGGAGCATTTACGAAGGCACGCGCTATCCCGGCGACATCCAGCGAGTAGCCAGGTTGCAGTTGTACTGCAGGTCCATCACATTGATTACCCCATACATCAAAGCCATGCGACGACTGGCGGGCGAATAGTTCAATCCGCGGCACATCGCCAAGCAACTGAACCAGTTTTTCGCGGATAACGTCCGGCTTGCGCGAGTTCTCTATGCGCGGTGCGGTGACGTGCTGGCAAATTGAAGCATCCATGCGGGCAGGAAGTTTGCCGCGTACCGCAAACAGGCAATCTTCGCTGTTTGCCCTGGTCATGTGGCCCATGCCGATCGCGCTGTTGCCTTTGTGCTTATTCGTCTTGTGCCAGGTGAACCCCTTCATTGTCATTAGGCGGAAGCCCCATGCTTCAATTACCTTGAGCGCTTCAACCGGCTGTGTCGGTACCCACCACATAGCCAGCAGGCAATCGTCGGCAGCAAGATCCCACACTGGAAGGCGGCAGATATCCAGAATGTTCATTACCGGGTATTTGAAACCGGCGCCTCGCTCGCCATCGGCTGCTTTGTCGCGATACGTCCATGGAGGATCAGCATAGATAAGAGTGTATTTACCGGTCATGCCATACCTGCCTTAATTGGACGAACCTTAAGAGATTCATTCAGCTTTTCAGCTACTCTCTGAGCTGCTATAGGGTTGCGAATAATCAGTTTGGCTGGAGTTAACCAGCCACCATGCTTCATCGAATAAATTAGTGTCACCATTCCAACGGTTATATCGTCTTGATGATTAGTCATACACCACCCCGCGACATCCGATCCCTGCGTATTCACCACGGCGCAGGCCGTTACCTTTCGATATGCACTGATCGCGGCGTATCGCTATCCTTGCGCGTTCAACCTCACCGACTGCTGCATCCATGCACAGCAACCAAAGCCTGGCTGCAATTCGGTACTGGCCTTTCGATTCACGCTCAACAGCGCGCTTTTCTACTTCCATCGCCGCCGGAGTAACGGCGACAACCTTTGAAGCCTGACGCTGAGACACATAGTTCAGGTGATACTTTTCAAGACGTGTTAATTTGCTCATCGGATCCAGCCTTCTCTGAAAATTACCGCCAGCAGATACAGCCAGGCGGAAACGGCGGTCAGGAATAAATACCATCCTGACCATTTTTCCCAGTGCCTGATCAGCGCTGTCATGCGGCGTTACTTACTGGTCGGTAAACGCGCTGATCAACCGGCGGCTTTTTTCCGGTGAACTCTGCCGTGCTGGTGGCCTGACGTTCATCAAGCCAGTTCTCAACCTCTTCAGCGTTCCATGCACAACGCTTATCAGTGATCCAGAAGCGCTGCGGGAACTCGCCATTGCGCTCCATGCGGTCAATGGTGCTCATCGATACCGGCACCACTGCCATCAGTTCCTTTTTGCCAAATGCTCTTTTCATCATTACCTCTCTTGCATTTGCGGCGCGCGTGGCGCCGCAGTGGTGATCACATCGGTACTTCGTTCAGTTCGTCGCAGCGGATGGTGTAAACGTCGGTTGCTTTTGCCAGCAGGTCATCATCACCAGCCAGTTTCTGGGCAACGTATTTGTATGCCTTGTCCAGGTCAGCATGGGTGTTGTAGTTCATCGCCGCGCCGGAAAATGCGTGCAGAATCTCTTCAGGACCGCGATCGTCTTTATGCTGCTGACGCTCTTCCTGCTTCTGCTCTGGCTTTGAGTTGATCAGGCTGTTCATACCTTGAGCCGTTGCCGCCGGTGGCGTGATATCTCGCTCAACGCGAGGTGTTGCCTCCTGCAATTCGTCAGGGGTATATACGCCAAGAAGTACATCAGGTGCATGCAGGCGAGCCCAACGCTTAACGCACAGGTAAGCAAGCTGCTGGCGCGGATCCTGTTCCCACAGCGGAGAGTTACGAACACCTGCCTGAGCCATGCTGATGGTAAGCTCGCGCGGCTCTGCTTCACCTTTCAGAACTGCCGATACTGTTACGGTCAGTGATGGAGATTTATCGCTCTTGCCATTCACCTTTGACCAGTCACCATCCCAGCGGTAATTCAGGCGAGTTGAAAGCAGGTTTGAAGACGACACGACGGCGTTAACCAGTTGTGCTTCATAGCCAAGAGTTCCGTTTACAACGTGCGTCTTCTGAGCAACAGCGAACGGGTTCATTCCCCATTGCGCCGCCTGCATGGTTACTGCCAGACAATCAGCAGGCTTTCCTGCCAAGTGCTGAGGAACGGTTGCTTTACTGTCTGCCATCAGGGTTGCGAAGCGCACCAGTTGATTCATACCTTCAGGACTGAAGATTGCCGCAGCGGTCCCTACGGTAGCGCCTGGCTGTGATGTGATTGCGATATCGTTGCTCATACGTACATATCCTGTTTGCGTGCCCACTCAGGGCGTTTAATAATTTCCACACCGCCCCATTCATCGCTGATGCGGCATTCGTGATAGGTATTCAGATCCCGGCGGAATAACTGGTGCCCGGCGTCAACATCCGGCGCATCCAGCTCGAATACGCGGACCGGGTATCGACCGCAGTCGATGGTTTCGCTCACAGCCAGGAAGAAGAATCCGTGTGGCTGCCCGTTTACTTTCAGTGCGCCTTCGCGGTACATGGCGTCCTGGACGTGGTAGCGGAATTCCTCGATGTGACGGGCAAAGCGATCCATGTCTGCAACCTTTTTCACATCGACGATCACGTTATGCTCATTCAGCCATTTATCCGGGCGTATGCGGCACAGTTCGCCAGTCTCTTCGTCATTCCAGTACATCGATGCTTCACAGTGGCCTGGAGCTTCCAGCATCCACCTCGCGGCAGGGTGGGCCATTGCGCTATCGCGCATCAGTTTCAGCTTCCGGCCCTGCTCGGCATCCATCACCGTCATACCCATGCCGGCAACGTCTTTCAGGAATGCTTCTTCGTCTGCTTTTCCCTGATTTGTGCGGCGGTTGAACTGTGGCGCCACGATGAAATGCTTATCGAATTCCTTCGGCTCCAGCAGCAGGCAGTGCAGGGCGCTACCCATATCCAGCGCGGACTTCTTCTCTTCGTCTTCCGGTGCTGCCTTGACCCATTTCAGAAGTGCAGGGTTCTTGGCCACCATATCCAGTTGTGACTTACTCACGCCGTCACCGGCGTGGTAGTCCTCGTTGCTGATGTCGAAATAGATACCGGTATTCATGCTGCATTCCTTTTGCTGTCGATCTGGTCAGCAAGGTCAAGACGTGCGATGACGCCAGTCAATTCACGTTTGAATGAAGACATCAGCTCTTCGAAATCATCACTTTCAAGTGCCGCCTCGAGAACTTCATAACGAACACCGGCACGGAGAATGGCGCGTTTGAATGATTCTTCCATTTCGCAACCAGCGACTGCTTCGATCAGCTCAACGTGGCGGTCATACAGTTCAGATGACAACTGGTAGTCATTGCTGAACTGAGTTGCTATTTTTTTCAGGTTATTGAATTGCTGAATATTCACTTGCTCACCCCAATATCCCGTTATCGTTGGCAACTTCGTGCGCAACCTTGTTGGTAAATGCCCATTTCATGCCCTCACCCAGCGTGCGAAACTTCCAGCTCATCAGCCCGCAAGCTGTAACGCAGTACCAACCGTTGATGATTTTCCACTGCATACAAACCTCGCTATTACCGTTTTGGTAATACTTGTAGATACAGGAAAGCCACGAAGTGGTGGTTTCTGCCTGAGCAATGCGCTCTTGTATTACCTTTAGGGTAATAATCAGATCAAAAAGTGATTGTGTCAATAGGTATGACGAGAAAAAATTACCATTTTGGTAATTACGTGAGGCGTGAGCTTACCGCCATCGGGCAGGTAAAGCGTCAGAATGGCGGGGGATTACTTGCTTTTGTTCTGCTCAAACACGAAGTTAATGAATGAGGTAATCTTGTTCTTCTCTTCCTGTGGCAGAGCTGCATACATCCGGTGGTCATAGTCGATAATACCAGGTGCGCCGACGGGAATAATCATCTCGTATGCTTCATGCCCGAACGCGCGCGCCAGGGAGGAAAGAACGCCGATAGTTGTGCTGACTTCCGCTTTCATAATCCGGTTAACTGTGGCCGGGCCAATACCAGCCGCTACAGCAACTTTCTTTTCGGATGTCATTTCCGTGTTCTTTCTCATCCAGGCATTGAGCGTGGCTGCAGCCTGTTTCTCTACAGTCCATTCGCCATCATCAGTGGCCGGAATAAAGATATCAGCCTGTACTGCGTCCAGTTCATGATCGACATCAAGCCAGAACTTTTCTTTGCGTGCTGCTTCTTCAATGATACGCGCGGCATTCGGTCCGATATTTTTGATACCAGTACACCACCTGTTGACCAGGTTCTGCGAACGCTTTACCCGTTCTGCAAAGCGTAACTGAGTATCATCGAAATCCCTGCGAATGATTTCGTTAAGGTTTTTGCGTCTTATGTCATAAATACTTTTCATAGCTATTGTATTTGCCCATTTATTATTACCTAACCTTCTAAATTTAAATGAATATTACCATAAAGGTAAAGTTACCATAATGGTAATAATCATTGATTTTTTCACCAGAAAGGTAATAATTCAGATATGAATAGACAGGCTGAGATAAGCAAAATATGAGTGACGAAAAAAAATTTGATTTCAAAAAGCACTGGCTGGGGCTGTCTCCTGATGAGCGTGAAGCATTTGCAGTTGAAGCCGGAACCACCAGTCATTACATCCAGACGCACCTGACTGGACGCCGCAAAATGCCGGGTAAGCGTCTGATGGAAGGTCTTTTTAAAGCGTGCCGCTCCCGCGAATGGACAAAGTCAAAACCTGAATTAGTGCTCTTCTTCTACGACCGCTAATCCCTCTGAGACCATCAATGCCGTCATCACCTGGCGGCTCCTTCCTGCATAAAACACCTTTCTGGTAATAAAAAACCATATACGGTTGATCTTTTTTCGTCTTAGTGCAAAATTACCAAAGATAAATAACAAAGAGGTAATCCGATGAAGCGAATCACCCAGCGTGAGGCTCTCGATTTGGGCCTTACTCGCTTCTACACCGGGAAGCAATGTATCCACGGTCATGACTGCGAGCGCTACACCCTGAGCGGGGAATGTGTGAAGTGCAATAACGAACGAGCACGGCGACAGGCAAAGCTTCGTTCCGAAAAAATGAAGGCAGCCAAAATGGCAAGAGAGGCAGCATGATCCCAGCAGCCTACTACAACGAAATCGACCAATTTGCAGCTCAATGGCTGCGTAACCTGATCGCCGGCGGTCATATCGCCCCGGGCGAAGTTGATGAAAGGAGTATTGAAGATGTCACACCTGACGACCTGCGAGGATTCACGCAGTGCCACTTCTTCGCCGGGATCGGCGTCTGGTCCCATTCCCTCCGCCTCGCAGGGTGGCCTGACGATAAACCAGTCTGGACCGGTTCCTGTCCGTGCCAGCCTTTCAGCGCGGCAGGCAAAGGAGATGGGTTTGCTGACGAGCGGCACTTATGGCCAGCCTTCTTCCATCTCATCAGCGAGCTCAGACCTGAGCATGTCTTTGGCGAACAGGTTGCAAGCGGTAACGCAAATACATGGTTCGACCTTGTACAAGCAGACATGGAAGGATTGGACTACGCCTTCGGGCTTGTGCCGTTTACGTCAGCGAGCATCGGTGCGCCGCATATCAGAGAGCGAGCTTACTGGGTGGCCCACGCCGGTAGCGAATACGAATCCGCAGCCGGAAACGAAACGGGGTCTTCAACACGTCTCCGGAGCCGCGCGACTGACGGGATGGCAAACACCGATGGCGAACGATTCAACGGGTTCAACTCACTGCTACAGTGGGAAGAATCAGGACGGCTTGCCGAAGGTATGCCTGAAACTACCGGGATCGGTTCTGCTTGCTGGATGGGTGACGCCTACAACTCGCGACTGGAAAGACACTTCGGGAATGATAGCGCAGCGGGATGGGAAAGAACGGCTGGATCAGTTACCTCGGCAGGCTTACACAGCAGGCCCCTTGAGGTTAACGGTTTTTGGCGAGATGCGGACTGGCTATTTTGTCGAGATGGGCAATGGCGTCCAGTTGAACCCAGCACATTCCCGCTGGTTGCAAGGTTTGCCAAAAGTCTGGGACACGGAAAGTCCTCATTACGAGCAATGGCAGGCCGCAACCGCACAGGCAGACTTAATGGTTACGGTAACGCCATAAACGCACAGGCTGCGGCTGAATTCATCCGGGCTTATATGGGGGTTAGCTATGGCCGGTGACTGGATCAAGATGCGTGCCGACCTGCACACGCACCCAAAAGTTGTCCGCATGGCGTCCGCATTGAAAGCGGACAGATTGCGGATAGTTGGCGGACTACATTCCGCATGGTGTCTTTTTGATGTCCACTCTGTTGACGGTTTTCTTGACGGATACAGTGCTGAGACTCTCGACGACCTGATCGGCTTCCCCGGATTTGCGCGTGCAATGATGGCTGTAGGATGGCTTGAAGAAGACGGTGAAAGCCTAGTAATGCCGCGCTTTGAAGCCCATAACGGACAGTCTGCCAAGCGTAGAGCACAGGACGCAGACAGGAAGAGAAGCGTCCGCAAAGCGTCCGCATCAGAAGCGGACAAAAATCGGACCAGAGAAGAGAAGAGAAGAGAAGATCTAAAAGATAAAACCCCACACATAGGCGACGAGAAAAATCAGCCTGTGGATAACTCAGGAGGTGAAGAGCCAGATCCACATGCAACAAATTTTGTTATTGATGGATATGCACCACCAGGCGGATCTGGTTCGCTGGGTAAATTCACCATGCCTGATAGCTGGACACCGGATCCTGATTTCACCAAACGAGCTGCCCTGTGGGGGGTAAACCTTAAAACCGATGTGACGCCATTTGAACTGGCGGATTTCATCACGTACTGGAAAGCCGAAGGGAAAGCATTTCACCACGACCAGTGGCAGCAGAAACTGGCTCGCAGCGTTCAACTCTCCAGGTCAAAGCCAGCGAGAACTCAGCAGCGGGACGTTAACGCAGTACCGGAACCAGACAGCGAGATACCTCCGGGGTTTCGCGGTTAAAACCGGGAGCGCAGTAGCGCATTTTTTTACATCTGTTGAATTACCAAAAAGGTAATAAAATATGCGCAATGCTATTGAAATTAACTCATTTGTGGTTTTAAATTACCTGAGAGGTAAATCATGGCGGCAGTATTAGGGATTGACCCCGGATGCAGCGGATCTCTGGTCCTGATAACTGAGCAGGGACACTACATCGACCATCTGGCAATGCCGACTATCAAGGTAGGTGCAAAGTCCAGGGTGAACGGCGCAGCGGTTGCTGCATGGGTTAGGCAGTACGGAATCACTCATGCGTACCTCGAGCAGGTAGGCGCAATGCCAGGGCAGGGGACGGCGAGCATGTTCACGTTCGGGCATGCAGCTGGCGTGGCGGAGGGAATACTTCAGGGGCTGAACATTCCGTACACGCTGGTAACGCCGCAGGCATGGAAGAAGTCAGCCGGACTTATCGGCAGCGACAAGGACGCGGCGCGCAGCAGGGCGATTCAGCTTTACCCGGAACTCAGGGCGCTGGATGCAAAAGCGAAAGGCCAGGCCATAGCTGATGCGCTGTTAATCGCCAGACACGGGATCGGCATCAAATAACGATCCTTTTAGTTATCAAACTAATCAATAACTTATACGGGTAAGTGGGGGTAATAATGGGAAGCAATATCATTGAGTTAGCTAAGTTAGGACATGAGCGTGCGGCTGAACTGAAAGCGTCATGCGGTGCTGTCGACGTGCGCAACGTGGCGCAACTGATTAGCGATCTGGCTACGCAGCTTGAAGTGCAACTGGTGCGAGGTAACGCGCAGGCAGTACAGCTCGCTAACGCCGAGAGCAAGTGCAGGGAGCTGGCGGCTGAATTAAGCGCTGTAGATAAAATTCACAACGAGGCGGTATTCATCACCGACGACCATTACGAACAATGCCCGCCAGAAGTTCAGAAGATGATTCGCTCACTGGCTGTATTGCAGATACCTGCTTACGACGCGTACCTGGCTGAAGTGCGGGCCAGTGCACGTAATGAGGGCATCAACTATGCGGCCAGCCGCCTCGCTGCTGCATTCAATCACGGTTTCGTTGATAAGCCGCTGGCTGAAGTCTGCGACGTGGTGCGCATGATTCTGGACACCAAAGAAGAACTGGCAAACTCCACGCTGCCAGCTGCTGATGGGATATCTGGCGAGTACGCAGAGAAGTTTCTCGCAGAGTTCGCCGCCCAACTTCGCAAAGGATCCGCGCTATGAGCAAGTTAACCAGAGATCTTATTGCAAAGTCGATGCTTAGCAGCATTGAAAATTATGTATTTGAGGTTATCGATTCTGTTGAGAATGAAGTTGGTGTGCTGACCACAGAAGATCACCACTCCATCAACTCTTGTGTCAGAAATGCCGTGGAAAAAGCAGCAGCGGAACTGAATAGCGAACAGAATGTACTTCGTCCGGTAGGGGTTATGAGCGAAAAAGCATTTCACCGCCTTGAGAACAGCGAATCACGGTTTATTGCACTATGGCCACGTCCAGAAATTTATTTGCCGCGCAAGCGCCCGGACGACTGTGTAATCGTATACGCGCGAATTGCCAACGCAGGCATTGGCGTGAAGGGGGAGTGAGATGGCTGACAAATCTCCTTTAGAGCGCTTGAAGTCTGCAAACAAAGATAATCAGAGAATGGTCATGGTGAGCGTCGGAACACTAAAAGCCGCACGCAGTGAAATTCTTGCCCATGTCGCCGTAAACGGGAAAGGCCTGATGACAGATATCGTTCTCAATCAAATTAACGCAGTTATCGGTAAGGACTGACTCATGACAACTAACAACCACCAAGCTCACGGTCCTGTATCACTCGATCGCCTGCACCAGATAAGCGAAATACTCAGCAAAGCAGCAGCACAAAGCGACGGCGGTAATCTCGGATACGCAATAGCTGATGCTGTGAAGGTGATTGATGGGGCTATTGCAGCGAGGAATGTAGAGACTATCTATCAGGTAATGTATGGAGAGTGCTGGCGCGATATTACCGAGGAGCAATACCACGACCATGCTATTCACGAATCACCGATTCGTATTGTCTACACCGCCCCGCCAGCACCGGTAGTACCTGAGTGGACAAACGAGCAGTGCCTGGAATTCCTGTCTATCGCTTTCCGTCACGCTGAAATTAAAGGTGACTTGGAGTTGGATGATATCCGATTGGGCGTAAAGATGGTCAATGGTGGCAGCGACTCCATGCTTAAAGGAGATGCAAAATGACCACCATTACCAAAGAACGACTGCAAGAAGTCATTGATGGCGATATTTTATTCACCGATGAGCAGAGGGAGCTGGCTCGTATCGCGCTGGCATCTATGGATGCTGAGCCTGTTTCAGTCAACGACGATATGGCTTACGCATTCCATCACGCACTATCTGATTCATCCTTAGGTGCTGATGAGGTAGAGGATATTAAGACCGGTTTGCGTGCTGCCTTTGCCAACGTCACCGCCCAGCCAGCGCCGGAAGTGCCGGATGAATATCGTCACCTGAGCGAACTGTATCACGCACAGGAAAAACGCTTGTTCAAACTTGCTCAGCGCATCAAGGGCCCGTCATTTGACAAATACTCTCACTCGCCTTCGCAGGCTATCGATGTGCTGGAAGCGGCAATATTTGGCGATAGCGAAGACGCCTGCCGCGCCGCCATGCTTCAGGCCGAACCTGTAAGTAATAGTGATGAGTTACCGCTGGACTATCTGCAAGGACACAAAGACGGCCTGGAGTGGGCTGCACAATTGGCAGAAGCCAATCATCCGCAAACAGGTGACTGGTTGTACGACGACCCAATCGATCTTGCCAGGGCGATTCGCAAAGGTCCGGATATGCCTACTGTTCAGGGTGGCAACTCTCCGGTGATTCCGGATGACGTACGCCGCATGGACTGGCTGGTATCGAAAACCGTTGATGTTCGTGAGCCTATGGTTTACGGAAGCCATAGCCTTTTCTGGTCGCAGACCATCACGGATGAAGAGGATGATTATCACGCGACTAAATTACGCGAGCAAATCGATGCGGCTATGGCAGCTGAGCAGGCAGCAGCACCGCAGCAGGAGGTGAAAACCGCACTTGAACATGGGATGCAGCGTTACGCAGGTGCTATGCAAAAACTGTCAGAAGGGGATAAGTGATGGGAAAGTTAACCTTCGTTATTGATTTTGAAGACGGTAAAGAGCCTCCTGTGCATGCTCAGATGGAGGCGTTCGGTGGCAAGGTTGTTGCGGTGGCCTTCCGTGATGCGCTAAGCGAACAGGAAGAACGCGAGCAGGTGGTGAGCAACTATGAGCCGCTAAACACTATCCGTTGCTTTATCTGTAACGGTCGCCACCCAATAGGGGTTGCTTGCCCGTTCAATACGATTACTTCGGCGGTGAGCAATGGCTAAATCCGCAGCAGAACGCAAAGCTGCGCAGCGTGCCCGTCTGGCTGAATCCGGTAACCGCAAACTTGAATTGCAACTCGATGAGCAGGAGTTGGAAATGCTGGCGCGTAACTGCGCCGCCCGTCGCCCTGGTCGGGCGCCGTATGACATGAACGAGTACATCGCGTTGCTGATCCGCCAGGATGATGCGCGAGTGTGTGGCCGTATCAAGTCAATCAGTGCTAACAAGTGCGGGAAGTGCGGAGATGCGCTGCCAGTTGAGTCGTGTCCGTGCGATGGTGATTCGGCATGTTGGGTGACGCGTGGCTGGCATGAGACTAAATTGCCAATGTGACATGTCACGATATCGGCAATAAATTGCAATGGCCGCCGACTATGGCGGCTTTGTTTTGCGTGTTACTATTACCAAAACGGTAATTATTACTTCGGTGGTAACAATGCCCGCAGAACTAAAAGCACCAAAACGCAAATCAACGCAGTACAAGCCACTCACAGCGATGCAGGAGGCTTATGCGCAGGAATATACCAAATGCCCTGAGAATCAGACGCAGGCTGCGATTAACGCAGGATTCTCTCCTAATACTGCAGCCGTCAAAGCCAGTGTCATGATGCGTGATGAGCGTATCCAGAAACGGATCGCCGAGCTGATGGAAGAGCGCAACAAGCGCCTGCGCGTCAGTGCTGATTACGTGCTGCTTCGCCTGGTGGAAATCGACCAGATGGATGTGCTGGATATCCTGAACGATGACATGAGCATTAAACCGGTTTCTGAATGGCCTAAGGTCTGGCGTCAGTACCTTACCGGATTCGAACTTGCCGACATGTTCGAAGGTCGTGGAGACGAGAAAGAGTTGGTTGGCATCCTCAAGAAAATTAAATGGCCGGACAAGGTGAAGAACCTGGAGCTAATCGGTAAGCACGTCGACGTCAACGCGTTCAAAGAGCGCCTGGAGGTTTCCGGAACTGTCACCATTGCCGACCGCATGGCTAAGGCCCGTCGTCGTGTCAAAGAGCAGGCTGGTGGTGAAGAATGACAAATAAACCGGAAGCTTCATATGAAGAGCAGTTGATAGAAGACATTGCTGGTTTTACCCATGATCCACTTAGTTATGCCAGATATTCATTTCCATGGGGTGAGCAGGGAACTGAACTTGAGCACGCTGTTGGTCCGCGAACATGGCAAGCGGAAACCTTCGCGGAGATAAGAGACCATCTCCAAAATCCTGCTACTAGGTATGAGCCTTGTCTGATAGCTCGTGCGTCAGGTCATGGTATTGGGAAGGCATTGAGGCCTGATGATGTTGTCCCTACGCCATTAGGGATGCGATGCGTTTCTGATATAAGGCCTGGCGATCTCCTTTTCGGTGAGAATGGGAATGCCGTTCAGGTACTTGGCACCCGGAACTATGATATGTGCCCATTTTATCGAGTGACATTCTCTGATGGAACAGCAGTAGAAGTGTCATCTGGCCATCTCTGGAAAGTACGGGGAAGAAACTCCAGAAGAACTGGATCGGAGCATTGGGAGGTTCTTGAGACTATCGACATCCTTGAGCGCGGAGTTAAGCGCAGCAATGGGGCAGCAATGGCACGGCAGTGGGAGATTCCTGCATCACCTCGTGTTATTTACCCATCAATGGCGCTTCCTGTTGACCCTTATACCTATGGGGTATGGCTTGGCGATGGTGATAAGGCCAGCGGTAGAATTACAAATATTGATCCTGAGGTATGGGATAACATCGCCTACCCAACACGAGTAAATGGGACAACCAGATCCGCCATCGGGCTCAAGGTGGATTTGATTAATGCCGGGCTGTTTGGCTGTACCACATATAATGCCAGCGTCGATCGCCGCTACATTGAATCTGAACAGCGGTTGAACATTCTTCAGGGTTTGCTAGACACGGATGGTTGGGTTGAAAAGTCGTGCGGCGGCGCTGCATTTGCTTCTGCATCAAGGCAACTCACCCGAGACGTGATCGAAATAGCACGATCACTTGGTCTGCGTGCAAGGAACGAAAAGTTTAAACCGAATAAGTGTGCTGGCAGTTGGTCTACTCATATCACCTGGGACGGTGAAACACGGTTATTCAGAATCAACAGAAAGCAGCAGCAGTTAGTGGCCGCAGAGAAACGGTACACCACAAAGTGGATTGAGAGTATTGAACCTGCAGCTGAAGGGCCGGGTGTTTGTTTTGAAGTTGATGGTGGTCTTTTCCTGGCCCGTGATTATATCGTCACGCATAACAGCGCTTTCATCTCGATGCTGATTAACTGGGGCATGTCCACCTGTGAAGACTGCAAGGTAGTGGTAACCGCCAACACCGACAACCAGCTACGCACCAAGACATGGCCAGAAATCATCAAATGGTCCAACCTGGCTATCACCAAAGAATGGTTTACCTGCACCGCCACGGCGATGTACAGCAACGATCCCGGTCATGACAAACGCTGGCGCGCTGATGCTATCCCATGGTCTGAGCATAACACCGAGGCGTTCGCGGGGCTGCACAACGAACGTAAGCGCATCATCGTCGTATTCGACGAAGCATCCAACATTGCCGATCTGGTGTGGGAGGTTGCCGAGGGCGCTTTGACGGACGAAGACACAGAGATTATCTGGGTGGCGTTCGGTAACCCGACGCGTAACACCGGTCGTTTTCGTGAATGTTTCCGCAAATACAAACACCGCTGGAAGTGTGCGCAGATTGACAGCCGCACCGTGGAAGGCACCAACAAGCAGCAGTTGCAGAAGTGGGTGGACGACTACGGCGAGGACAGCGACTTTGTGAAGGTCCGTGTGCGCGGGATCTTCCCTGATGCGTCTGAAAACCAGTTCATTCCGTCTGGCCTGACTCAGCCAGCTGTTGGCAGGGTTATTACTCCGGCACAGGTTCAGCACGCTGCTGTAGTTCTTGGCGTCGACCCATCTCACCAGGGGAAAGACCCAGCAGTTATCTACCTGCGACAGGGGCTGCACTGTAAGAAACTTGGCGAGTGGCAACGAACTACCGACGACGTATTGTTTGCTAAGGTGATTGCCGACTTTGAAGACCAGTACCAGGCCGATGCTGTGTTTATCGATTACGGGTACGGGACCGGGCTTAAATCAGTTGGCGATAACTGGGGACGTAACTGGACCCTGATTCAGTTCGGCAGCGGTACGGCAGACCCAGAGATGGGCAATAAACGCGGTGAGATGTACAAATCAGCCCGCGATGCGCTGAAGCTTGGTGCACAACTCGACAGCCAGAACCTTGCCGATGAGCTGAGTGCGCCAGAGTACAAGGTCAGGCTGAAGGACAGCAGGAAGATTTTGCAGGACAAGGAAGAGGTGAAAGAGTTGCTCGGCAGATCCCCGAACGATGCCGACGCATACGTGCTGACTTATGCCGCGCCGGTCACCAAAAAACAGTTTAATTATGGGCAGCAGCAGAGCCAACAGGGAAAGGCTCTCACAGAGTACGATCCCTATGCATGAAAAAGCCCGCCGATGCGCGGGCTGATTGTGACAGGTCACGGTGTTACATCAACTCTTTCCAGTCAACCCATTTTCCAGTTCTGCGTTTAACTTCCTCTCGTTTAAGGAATAGCAGTTCTCTACAACGCTCGCATCCATCAAATTCATCGCTATTCTTCTTAAATGGTGCTCCGCGCCGATATGTGTAAACTCCGCAAACACATCTGACCACATATCGCGCTCCTGATTTCCCGCCGCCTTGCTGCTCAGCAAGGCCGATAACTGTGAGCCATCCGCGCTTTCTTCCGATCATTGATTCAACCTCTCGGCGATGCTGAGGGTTTTTGATGTTGTAGATTGGAAAAATAGGAAGTGGCAGATCGCTGTCACCTGTCTGGATAACTTTGTTTGGTGTCCAATCCACGCCCTTACCAACAACTCTCGCAGCAACCCGGTCAACCGGAAGGCGCTTCATGTCGAACAGGTCTTTACTCATTCTAATCACCTTAAAAAAATGCCCACCGAAGTGGGCGAACTGGAAGCAAGGGTGCCTTCCATGGCTTGCGGGTTTACAGCGCAACGTCATCGCAATGGCGTTCTGGTGTAAAAGTGACGGTGGTCAGCATCAAGGGAAACTGCCACCGCCAAAGGCTACACAGCATCGTTCTTATGGGCGCTTCATCACGGTCCTAAGGCGTGATTGGGTTGTGGTACGCAGTCTATTCGGCATAGCAACTCTGCGCAGATGCTTCTAACAACCACCGGCGGTAACCGGTTTAATGCCTTATTCACCACAACGGAAAGAGCACTGACAAGTTCGGTACTCCGCAAAACTTCCGAATAAGCGTGCGGACATCAATGCTCTTACCTGTTGTGTGCTGACCTTACAGCCAGCGTGGTTGGAATGAAGCCGCATAACGACTTTTCACCAACTAGGCAGGATCACCCTGAAAGAGCTGCCTCTTGATTCTTTCAGGCTCCCAATCTTTCCTGGTAGTCAATGCCTCCAGTTGGGCATGCAACCTTCGGTTATCGCTCCGTCGTCAGCGCCACTGTCCAGGACATTTAAAAGGACCGTCTCCAAGTGGTAACTCTTCCAGTCCCGCTAAGCACCCGGTTAGATGCTTAATGTGAATGGCTGATATCCTCGTCTCTTCCGAGGTGTCACACCGTATCGCCACGATGGTGAGTCGTCATGTCCATGCTTACCTAACACTGGCTTGCACATTCCGGCTACCCGGCTGGGGAAGTAGCATCAAGGGAACCCATCCGGACCGCTGCGGCACATGTGCCATATGCCGTACTGCTACACACCTGAAAGCGCACTCCACCGTTTGGATTTAACGACCAGGCTCAAAGGTCATTCACTGAAGCGCGCTTTTAGTTATGTGCGGAGATGATGCTCCGCTTATCCACCGCCTTTACTTTTAAGCCCAATTTATTGCTGCGGTACTCCGGGCTACTGCACAAGCGGTTACATAACCACCTCCGCAATTCATCAATTCAACACACGAACCAATTACCTAAAAGGTAATATCTGATGTTATAAGTGTCAATAGCCTACGCTAAATAAATCATATGTGGTTAAATTGGTAATAATTTAATTGCGTACGGAGCTATTGCTATGTGTATCGGCAGCAAGCCATCAGTGCCAGCAGCGCCAGAAGTACAGGCTGCGCCACAGGAGCAGGATGCAGCAGTTGTCAGTTCTCGTGACGACGAAGAGCGCCGCCGCCGTGCAGCAGCAGGCCGCAGTTCCACTCTGCTGACTGGTGCGCAGGGTGACACCTCAACCGCAAACACCAGCGGTAAAACGCTGCTTGGTCAGTAACGGAGTAGGCAGAGATGGCGGAAACCGAAAAAGAGCGCCTGCTGAAGCAACTTGCACAGCTGAAGAATGAGCGCACATCGTTCGAATCGCACTGGCGTGATCTGAGTGACTTCATCAATCCGCGTGGTTCCCGCTTCCTGACGTCTGATGTAAACCGTGACGATCGTCGTAACACCAAAATTGTTGACCCTACTGGCTCAATGGCTCAGCGCATTCTGTCCAGCGGCATGATGTCAGGCATCACCAGCCCGGCCCGTCCGTGGTTCAAACTGGCAACTCCTGACCCTGACATGATGGACTACGGCCCGGTGAAAATCTGGCTGGAAGTCGTGCAGCGCCGCATGAACGAAGTGTTCAACAAATCGAATCTGTATCAGTCACTTCCTGTTATGTACGCAAGCCTGGGTACTTTCGGAACCGGCGCTATGGCTGTTCTGGAAGATGACCAGGACGTGATCCGCACAATGCCTTTCCCGATTGGCAGTTACTACCTTGCTAACAGTCCGCGCGGTAGCGTTGACACCTGCATTCGCCAGTTCTCCATGACCGTTCGTCAGATGGTGCAGGAATTCGGTCTGGATAACGTCAGCACATCCGTAAAAGGCATGTGGGAAAACGGCACGTATGAAACGTGGGTGGAGGTTAACCACTGCATCACACCTAACGTCAACCGCGACAGCGGGAAGATGGACAGCAAGAACAAGCCTTACCGCTCTGTCTATTTCGAGTCTGGCGGCGACTCCGACAAGCTGCTGCGTGAATCCGGATTCGATGAATTCCCGATCCTGGCTCCGCGCTGGGAAGTGAATGGTGAAGACGTTTATGCGTCATCTTGCCCTGGCATGCTGGCACTCGGTCAGGTTAAAGCCCTTCAGGTTGAGCAGAAGCGCAAAGCTCAGCTGATCGATAAAGCCACTAACCCGCCGATGGTTGCCCCGACATCGCTCAAGAATCAGCGTGTTTCCCTGCTGCCTGGCGATGTGACGTATCTGGATGTACTGAGTGGTCAGGACGGTTTCAAACCTGCATACCTGGTTAACCCGAATACCGCCGACCTGCTGGCTGACATTCAGGACACCAGGCAGACCATCAACAGTGCCTACTTCGTCGACCTCTTCATGATGCTGCAAAACATCAACACCCGCTCTATGCCGGTTGAAGCAGTGATCGAGATGAAGGAAGAGAAGCTTCTGATGTTGGGGCCGGTTCTGGAGCGCCTGAATGACGAAGCGCTTAACCCACTTATCGATCGCGTGTTCTCAATCATGGCCCGCAAGAACATGTTGCCCGAACCTCCGGACGTTCTTCAGGGTATGCCGCTGCGTATCGAATACATCTCCGTGATGGCGCAGGCGCAGAAATCTATCGGCCTCACCAGCCTGTCGCAGACAGTTGGCTTTATCGGGCAACTGGCACAGTTCAAACCTGAAGCGCTCGACAAGCTCGACGTGGATCAGGCTATCGACGCGTTCTCTGAAATGTCAGGCGTATCGCCAACCGTCATCGTTCCGCAGGAGCGGGTACAGGGAATTCGTGAAGAGCGCGCGAAACAGGCGCAGGCCGCACAGGCAATGGCTATGGGTCAGGCGGCAGCGCAGGGGGCCAAGACTCTCAGCGAAACGCAGACCAGTGACCCGAGCGCATTAACCGCTATCGCTAATGCAGCAGGAGCACCGCAGCAATGATGGATATCGACGACGAAGGACGCAAAGCAGAGCTTGACGCCAAACAGCAAATTCTGGCTCAGCGCGATATCGACGACATCAAGTTCGTCATGAATAGCGAGCAAGGCCGCCGCGTTATCTGGTCGATTCTGGAGATGGGAAAGGTGTTCTCACCATGCTTCGCTGGTGATTCGCATTTAACCGCATTTAACGAAGGGCAGCGCAACCTGGCACTGGCATTGTTTCAGCGCGTTATGGCGCACTGCCCTGATCAGTATCTGAAGATGGCCGCAGAGTCTCAGGAGAAAGACAAATGATCCGTAAACGCATGATCAGACTGAGAAACGACGGTAATTCGACTATTGCAGATTTCTATGCAGTGGATGAAGAGCCGCAGACATTTCAGATGGACATATTTAACTGGACTGGTTCTCAGGTTGTAGCAGATTCCGCTTTCCAGAACTTCTTTTCACTTTCCGGGATCGTTAAAGCTGCTGACGGTAACGCGAATCTCAGCATCAATTCGGGAAATCTTATATTCCCTGCTCAGGAAGCGCCTAGCCAGGTTCTTTTCAGTACCCGTATTAACGGTACCGTTGGTGGTGCGTCAGGAACGGCAAGGGAATGGATGATTCAGACCAGGCGCCCAAATGGCGACATTGTCGGATCCGAGTCAAGCGTGAAGGTGAACGGAACCAGCATCAGTAACCGTGACGATGTACTTGCCAGTTTCACCATGAATGAACTTGATCCGTTCACCGTCAGCGGAATTCAGGTCGGCCTTTCAAATGAATCAGGCCAGACCATCACGTTGACCTCTGTATCTGTCAGGGTTCAACGCGTCATCAGCATTGATTAACAAGAAGGTAACGTATGAATTTATTTGATCGTTTGCTGCATCGCCGTCTTTGCAATGAGCAACCTGCTGATGGTGGCGCAGCTCCTGCTGCATCTGAACCCGCAGCATCAACTGGTGATAATCCGGCACCCGCTGGCGATCCGGCTAAACCAGAAGGCGATAAGCCACAACCTGGCACTGAATCCGACAAACCTCAGGAAGAAAAACCTGCTGATGGTGATAAGCCAGAAGATAAAAAGCCTGGTGAAGACAAAGAGCAGAAGCAGGAAGGCGCGCCTGAGAAATACGAGTTCAAACCAGCTGAAGGTCAGGAAATTGATACTGCTGCTCTGGAGCAGTTCGAGCCTATCGCCCGCGAACTGAACCTGACCAATGAGCAGGCTCAGAAGATGGTTGATCTGTACGGCACCAAGATCATGCCAATGGTCCAGCAGAAGCAGGCAGAAGCCTGGCAGAAAACCACCGAACAGTGGGCTGCTGACGTTAAGGCAGACAAAGAGATCGGCGGAGACAATCTCACCAGTAACCTGAGCGCGGCACAGCGTGCTCTTGCTCAGTTCGGCACACCTGAACTGAAAGAATATCTGGAAGGCACCGGCCTGGGTAATCACCCTGAGCTGGTTAAAGCCTTCATAAAAGTCGGTAAGGCCATGTCAGAAGACGGCATGGTAACCGGGAAAGAAAGCGGTCAGCGTAGTGCTGCCGAAGTGCTCTATGGCAAATAAGAGAGGAAATAACCATGGCTGTTAAAGGCTTAACTGCGCTGACGCTGGCAGACTGGGGCAAGCGCATCGACCCGAACGGGAAAGTCGATAAGATTATCGAGCTGCTTTCCCAGACCAACCCAATTCTCCTGGATATGATGATCATGGAGAGTAACTCTCCGACTGGTCATAAAACCACTGTACGCACCGGGCTTCCAGATGCGACGTGGCGTCTACTGAACTATGGCGTACCGAACAGCAAAAGCACCACTGCTCAGGTTACTGATACCATGGGTATGCTGGAAACCTATGCCGAAATCGATAAGTCTCTGGCCGACCTGAATGGTAATGCCGCTGAATTCCGCCTGTCTGAAGACCGGGCATTCCTTGAGGCAATGAACCAGAAGATGGCTCAGACCCTGTTCTATGGTGATACCAGCGTTAACCCACAGCAGTTTATGGGTCTGGCGTCTCGTTATTCCAGCAAATCAGCAGGTAACGGTCAGAACATTATCGACGCTGGTGGCACTGGCACCGATAACACCTCTATCTGGCTGGTTGTGTGGGGTGAAAACACCGTTCACGGCATCTTCCCTAAAGGACAGAAAGCTGGTCTGCAGATGCAAGATCTCGGTGAACAGACTCTGCGTGATGCTGCTGGTGGTCAATATCAGGGCTATCGCACTCATTATAAATGGGATAACGGCCTGACCCTTCGTGACTGGCGCTATGTTGTTCGTATCGCCAACATCGATGTAAGCGATCTGTCTGTTCCTGCCTCTGCTGCAAACATCGTCACGCAGATGGTTAAAGCGCTGCACCGCGTTCCTAACCTGAAGATGGGCCGTGCGGCTTTCTACATGAACCGTACCGTTGCCCAGGCTCTCGACCTGCAATCTCTGGATAAAGCTTCTCTGGCTCTGTCCGTCAAAGAGACAGAAGGCGAATGGTGGACCACTTTCCGTGGCATTCCGATCCGTGAAACCGATGCGATTCTGGAAACAGAAGCGCGCGTTGTTTAACGCCTGTTATTAACTGATGGGCCTTAACCGGCCCATGAATGGAGAAAGAAAATGATCCTCGACAAACTGTTGATGTTCTCCGAAGCGCAGGCGGTTACGGCTTCCGCAGCTTCTACTGATGTAATCGATCTCGGTCCAATTGACGGTACCCGTCGTGATATCGGAGTTGGTTACCCGCTGGAGTTCTGGGCAAACGTGAATACCACTGCAACCGCAGGCGGTGCTGCAACCCTGAACGTTCAGTTGCAGACCAGCCCGGATAACTCTACCTGGACCACGTTGTACGACAGCGGAACGTTGGCGCTAGCGGCGTTGACTGCTGGAAAGCGCCTGTTTTCCGCGAAGGTACCGGCAGGTGTCCAGCGTTATCTGCGTGTTAACTATGTGGTCGGTACTGGTCCGCTGACGGCCGGTGCTTTCACCTCGGGAATTAACCTGGATGTTGATAACAACAGCCCGTACTACCCGATTCGTTCAAAAGTGACTGGCTAAGGGGATAGCGATGTCAGGTGAAAAAGCAAGATACCGCGTCCTGCGTTTATCTCACATTCATAACAACCTCTGGCCTGAAGGCTCTGAAGTTGAGTATGACGGCGAACCAGGTACGGCGCTGGAGCCACTGAACGATGCTGCGAAATTGGCAAAAGAGATCGCCGAAAAGCGTAAAGGAAGATCGGCTTCTGTAGTTGTCAATGTTCCATCTCCAGCTGCGGTTCATCAAGTAGTGGAAGAAGTGAAATCTGATGGCACTGGCGCGGTAAGTGAAGACCTTACTCTGCTTCGACAGCAGTATGAGGATTTACTAGGCAAGAAGCCGGGCAATAAAACGGCTGAAACTCTGGCAAAAGAGATCGCCGAAAAGCGTGACGAACTGGGCGTCTAAGCCTCGCTAATCAAACAAGGGGCTTCGGCCCCTTTATTGCAGGAGTCCGTTATGGATCTGGTAAACCTCAAAACCGGCACCGACACCTATCAGGATGAGGAGGGTAAAACCCAGACTCGTGATGATTATCCGTGGGGCCTTTGCATTGAATTGAACAACGAGACGTTAGCCAAGCTAAAGGCAGCACCTCAATCTGCTGGCACTGAAGTAATGATCACCGCAAAGGCAACTATTCGCTCAACTTCTACCCGCGAAACGGAAGATGGAATGCAGCATAACGCCAGTCTGCAGATCACTGATATGGCGCTCAGTCCAGTATCCGGTGAGCAACCGAAGTCAGCAGCGCAAACTCTCTACGGTGGGGAGGATGATTAATGGCTTCTGTTATCGAAATCTGCAACCGCGCGCTGAGCAATATCGGCAACAGTCGCAGCATTAACAGCCTGAATGAAGCCAGCAAAGAGGCCGGGCAATGCTCACTGCATTTTGATGCGTGTCGTGATGCTGCTCTGGCTGACTTCGACTGGAACTTCGCTACCAAGCGCGTGGCGCTTGCTGATACCAATAATCCGCCTCCTGACTGGCAGTACGCTTACCAGTACCCATCTGATTGCGTCCGTATAACCGAGATCATGCCGACCGGAATACGTAATCCTACCGCTGCGCAGCGCATTGAATATGTTGTCGGCTCCAATGAGGACCTGACAGGTAAGCTCATTTACACCGATCAGCCGAAAGCGTGGTTGAAGTATGTGGCGCGGGTTACTGACGTCAATATGTATGATGCCATTTTTATGGAGGCGCTTTCCTGGCGTCTGGCTGCTGCCATCAATATGGCGCTGACTGGTAGCGCAGAACTCGGTAACAATGCACTGACGATGTACAACCGTGTGATCCTGAGCGCTGGCTCACATAGCCAGAACGAATCGCAGGAGCCACAACCACCGGTAGATGAGTTCACAGCAGCGAGGTTGTCATAATGGCTTTTAGCTGGATTCAACCGAGCTTTGCCGGTGGTGAAATTGGTCCGTCACTGTATGGCCGCATTGATATGTCAAAGTATCAGGTGGCGCTGCGCAAGTGCGATAACTTCATTGTTCGCCAATATGGTGGTGTAGAGAACAGACCAGGTACGCGCTTTGTTGGTCCTGCTAAATACCCTGATCGCAAGTGCCGGTTAATCCCATTTCAGTTCTCGACCGTACAGACCTATGCTCTGGAGTTCGGGAACAACTATATGCGCGTTATCAAAGACGGCGCGTATGTTCTGACGACCAGCAATGTGATTTATGAGCTGGCGACGCCGTATTCTGACACTGACCTTTTCCGTATTAAATTCACGCAGAGCGCCGACGTTCTGACGCTGGTGCATCCCGCATACCCGCCGAAAGAACTGCGCCGCTATGCGCACGACAACTGGCAGATCGTCGATGTCACCACCAAAAACGGGCCGTTCGAAGATATCAACGTTGACGAGACTGTGAAGGTATACGCCAGCGCCAGCACCGGAACAATTACACTGACGGCAAGCTCTGCAATATTCGGTGCTGAACAGGTCGGAAAACTGTTCTATCTCGAGCAGCCAGCGGTTGATTCCGTCCCGGTATGGGAAACCAGTAAAACCACAGCAATAAACGACGTTCGTCGTGCAGACAGCAACTACTACCGCGCGAATACTGCTGGTAAGACCGGGACCCTTCGCCCGTCTCACACTGAAGGTATGTCTTGGGATGGATGGGGCGGTACCGGATCAGATGATACCGGGATCCAGTGGGAGTACCTGCACAGCGGTTTCGGCATTGCAAAAATAACAGCAGTGGCTGGCGATGGCCTCACAGCAACTGCCGATGTGGTTTCGTTCATTCCATCTCAGGTTGTTGGCTCCGCTAACGCCAGCTATAAGTGGGCAAAATACGCGTGGAACAGCGTTAACGGCTACCCGAGCACCGTTGTTTACTACCAGCAGCGCCTGTACTTTGCCGCGTCTTCTGCGTATCCGCAAACCATCTGGGCAAGCCGAACAGGAGATTATAAGGACTTCGGCAAGAACAACCCTATTCAGGATGACGATCGCATCATCTACACCTACGCCGGACGTCAGGTGAATGAGATCCGTCACCTTATTGATGTTGGTAACCTGGTCGCTCTGACATCTGGCGGGGAATATACGATATCCGGGGACCAGAATAAGGTCCTCACGCCATCGGCTTTCTCGTTCAGCTCTCAGGGGAATAACGGATCAAGTAACGTGCCACCTATCGCTGTGGCTAACATCGCATTGTTCATCCAGGAGAAAGGCAGCGTTGTGCGCGATCTGGCCTACTATTTCGACGTTGACGGATATCAAGGAACTGACCTGACCATACTGGCAAACCACCTGTTCCAGAAACACAGCATTGTTGACTGGTCATTCTGCATTGTGCCGTACAGCAGCGCTTTCTGCATTCGTGATGACGGTAAATTACTGGTGCTCACGTATCTGCGCGATCAGCAGGTTTTCGCCTGGGCACCGCAGTCCAGCGCTGGTAAATACGAAAGTACCTGCTCAATCAGTGAAGGCAGCGAGGATGCTGTTTACTTCGTGGTTAACCGTACTATCAATGGGCAGACCGTACGTTACATCGAACGCCTGTCCAGTCGCCTGTTTACCAGTGATGAAGATGCGTTCTTTGTCGATTGTGGCCTGAGCTACGATGGGCGCAATACATCATCCCGCACAATGACTATCAGCGGTGGCACAGGTGACTGGAGCTATCAGGTTGATTACCCGGTTACAGTAAGCGGTGGTGCGTATTTCGTTAATACTGATGTAGGTGCTCAGATTCAGTTCCCATATACCGGCACAGATCCAGACACCAACGAACCGGTGGCTAAAGAGGTGCGCGGCGACATTATTTCAGTGACCAGCAATACTGCGGTTGTCGTGCGCTTCAACCGTAACGTTCCTCCGGTGCTTCGCAATGTGGCCACAACTAACTGGCATATGGCGCGCCAGACGTTCGGTGGCTTGTCGCACCTCGAAGGTCAGACAGTAAACATCCTGTCAGATGCCAGCGTTGAGCCTCAGAAGGTTGTCACTGGTGGTTCAGTCACGCTGGAGTCACCAGGTGCAGTTGTGCATATCGGACTTCCTATCACTGCTGAATTCGAAACTCTGGACATCAATATCAACGGGCAGGAAACGCTGCTGGATAAAAAGCAGGTCATTCCTACTGTCACGATGGTGGTCAACGCGAGCCGTGGAATCTGGGCAACAACGCCTGGCGGAACATGGTATGAGTATCCGCAGCGTGAATTTGAGTTCTACGACGATCCTGTTGATGACGCTACCGGCAAGGTTGAAGTGAAACTCGACAGCAACTGGGATAAAAACGGACGCGTTAAGGTTCGCCAGCTTGACCCACTTCCGCTTTCTGTTCTTGCTGTATTGCCTCGCCTTACCGTCGGAGGATTC